CACTAACAGCCGCACCCGCAGTACCAGTCGCGGGGTTCATTGGAGTTCCAACAGCACTACCAACCAAGCTGGTGCCACCAAACGCAGGAATGTTCGGCATACCATTCGCCAGAGTGGATGCACCTCTTTCCACCCCAGAAAAGGGTAGGCGGCTTGCCGCGTTATTAAAAATAGACCCACCAACGTTATATCCAAAAGTCCTTGCAAAGTACCCTGGGTTATTCATCAACTCACTAAAACCACCGGCAGCAGAAAACTCATTCCCTAGAAACCCACCGGCTTGCCCACTGAAGTAACCACCTGTTCCACCAAGAAGAGCACCTTGCCACCCGTCGTCTAACCCGCCAACAAGAGCACCAGCACCCGCTCCAGCCCAACCAGCAGAAAGACCTGGAATCAGTCCTGGCAGAAAAGCGCCTGCTGCTATGGGAGCACCGATTTTTAGAATCTTACCAAAGGCAGTATCGAAGAAACCTTCTTTGTTCTGCTGTGCCCTAGCATTCTCACGATACCCTAGATCAAGGGCAGTTTGCCCAAGTCTAGCTCGCATTCTAGGGTCTATTCTGCCTGTTCGGAAATAATCTTGGAAATACTGGCACTGCGCATCCCGAGGGTTTCCACCCCGTCGAGTAATAGCTTCTGGACTAGCCCATTCAAAAATCTTATTATAAAAAGATCTTGAACCACCAGCATTATTAGTCCGCTGAGTCCATAGACGTTCTAATCTGGGTATCCAGTTGTTGTTATTGACGCCATAGTTAGCTGCGCCCACCCCAGGGCGGTCATAAGGCAGCGTTTGGGCGTTAAATGGCTGAGTAGGCATTTACTTAGACAGTTCTTCGATCATCATTAAAATAACGTTTGCCTGATTTTGGCCAGTAGTTCTTGCAATAACACGCAATAAAGCACCTGTTACTGGATCATTGGTAATAGCTTTATTATTAAGAATTTCTTTAAACTTAGATGTTGCTGTTGCATCATTAACAGCGTCTATCGTACCCTTTGTAGGCTGTGCTTCTTGTCTGCGCCAGACAGAAATCACTTGAGCACCGTCACCCTTATCTACTATTTCCCAATCACCATTCTTATAGTCAGGAAACAAAACAAGAAGCTTCTCGTGTAAACCTGCCATTACGCAACCCTCACTACATAAAGTTCTGTGCTTGGTGTTGAAGCTAGCGTCTCTCCAGACTCAGAGTATGCTGTAAGACATATATAGTTACTTGCACCGTAGGTCAGGGGTAAAATCGCAGATGCTTGAACAAGAATTCCGTAAGCAGTCGTACCTATAGCTGTAGTATATCTATGAGTTACAAGATTGTTACCGCTATCGGCAACACCTACTCCAACTCTTCTCTGTCCTGCCGTGTTGTTAAAGACAACTCTACCAATACAAAGATAATACCCATCTTGGGAAGCTGCTGTGAGAGTAAACTTACTAGATGAAGCAAGATTACCTAGATCATACCCATCACCATTGATACAAGTAAGGATAGTAGTAGTAGCTGCCGAAAGGACTTGAGAGGTAGATCCTCGCAGCCAAGCTGCCGTATTCTTTCCGGGGCCAATTCTATTGGCTAGAACTTTCTTATGTGTAGCAGCAGAAGAATCGTATGTAGTTACATAGTCATTATGATTGAGCGGAGACGTATCTTCAGTAAGAGTATTGATGTCATCAACCTTACTTTGTATAGCTGTTGCTATAAGATCAAATTCTGCATCAAACTCAGAGCCATAAATAATCTTACTAGGGTCTCCAGTAGCTAGGCCGTCCTTAACAGCAAATATTTCAGTACGTGGATAGTCAGCCATAATTACCTCGCAACTCTTCCTTTCTTGAGGAAAACGTCAATACGTTGTAGAGCAATAGATACATTGTTAACATTAACAGAAAAGCCAAATCTGATTGTCTGCCCATGCTTGGACATTTGTGATTTTTTACGAGAGACAGCAAAAGATTCTGAGTATCCAAATTCTGCGATACCATATTCAGATACACCGAATTCAGAAGCCGTAGCACCACCAGCATCAATCTGTGTATTGGCAGAGGTAAAAGAATTACTGAAGTCAAATGCCCAAGAGAAAGTATAGGTGGTTCCTAGACCACCTATCGTATAGACAACAGCTTCTTTAGGGATCTTGAAGAACGCGCCAGACTCCCCACTCTCCTGATTAGAGAGGTCAATCCAAGGACTTTTCCATATAAACTGATAGTTAGAAGTGTTATCTAAATATCCTGTGTACCAACCAATAACACCCTCGTTACTGTCTGTGCTATCTCGGAAACCCCCGTACATAACTTGGTTGCGGCTGTAGGCAATAGCAGTGGCATTCCAACCTTCCCATTTAGAAACTCTTATGTTATCGAGATCAATAACTGGAGTCCCGAATGTAGTGATGCTCTTAAGTCCCTTGAGATCAAATACGTAAGTAGCTGGACTAGTCGAATCAGGAATAACGAGAACATAAAAGCCCTCTACCTGATTATAGCAAGATCTAATATTTCCTTCGTTACTCGCCGTAGCTTCTACTATTTCGTCACGTACTTGAGTACCTACCTCTTGCAGGGGGATCTTGGAACCCTCCCCAGAAGTATCACTAGTAAGAGTTCTTGATAGAGAACGAAGCCCTGTCTCAGACAGGAACAGGAGATCATTGCCCAGATTCTGTACGCTATCTCTAGCTACGCAACCTACACCTTCAATCTGATCGACAAGAGTCAGGGCACTAGACGGACTAAGAGTACCGTCGTAGACGAGAATGTTTCTCTTTCCGAATACAATCAGCTTATCCTGATAGAAGGCAAGAGCAGTAATAAAATCGTAGCCTCTAGGCCAATAATATCTCGTATCAAGGCTACCAGCACCGCCAGTGCTCCACTGCGTTTCATTGAGAAGGCCGCTGTACTTGATAGTCAGTCCGTCAGCGTCTGAAGCCCAGACTCTACCCCAGCCTACAGTCATACAGTTACCTGTCGGCACAGAACCACTCGAAGCGGAAATAGCAGCAAAGTCACCGGGAGTAGTACCCGTCACTGTGCTAACAATGGGGCTGTGACCTGCCTGCCAAGCAATGATCTTTGTGTTAGTTCCATCGTTCCAGTTAGCAAACTGCCAGTTATTCGCAGTCGGAGACAGGACACCTTTTATACTAGTAAGAGAAGTTGTACCATAGAATAGATCGTTATTAGCAGCACTAATAACTACAGAGGTAGTTGCATTCTCCCAGCAGTGAAGTTGTTCAATATCGTATGCGCCTAGAGCACTAGATGTAGTCAGCTTAGTCCAACCTTTACGGTTGGCTATTCTGCCGGCATTGTCGAAGACGGCATTAGTAAGTTCTGTAGCCCATGTTACGTCTAGATAGTTGGTACTATCCTGACTATTCAGACCCTTGCTACCAGGGTTCTGAAATGTAATGGGTAGAATCGGTGCGGGCATTAGTCAGTGTACCAAGTAGTATTTGTGTGCTGAAGAGCAGCATCCCTAGCAATCCAGTCCCCAAGGGACTTCTGGAACATGGCGTAAATCTCGTCCATCATGGCTCCACCATCTTCACCCTTTTCAGACATTGCTCGCCACAGAGCGCCGTAATAGACAGGCTCCCAAGGGCACAGAATAGTGTCAGTAGTAGCCCCAGTGTAGGTAGAACGAGTCTTGGCATAGACAGTTACACTGTCTGCATCAGCAGGAGCGGGGTAGAAGACTAGATTAGGATCTCCGCTAGAATCTACACCATATATGCCGCATGCGACAGGAGAGCTAGAAGTGCTGGCAGTATACTGCCCATTAAGATAATTAGAGGGAACTGGATACAGAATTTTATAATTTTTTGTTTCATTCCAAACCAGATCTACAATAAAAGAATTCCCTAACCCCGTCAGCGAATACGTATCTGTACCACCAACAAGAGTTAGGGAAACAGTAGTGTTCAGACTGTTCCAAGACCATGCAAGCTCTACTTCATCAACTGCTTCCTTCACGAACAACGCTATCATCTGAGCGTAGTCGCTTGTGAAGCTGTCCACGCGGCTTTCTCTCAGTCTCAACAGGACTTTGTTCACTACGTCCAGATACGTCATCGTTTACTTCCTCATAAGCAATAGAATAGAACCTACAGGCTTCTTGGATGTATACGAATTTGTCTGCATCGAGGATTCGTATTGTCTTTGTCATGTTAATTTACCAAGTGGGACGAACAATCAAAAGACGAACCACTGCATTAGTCAGATCGTTATCAGCGTACGCGCCGACGTCCGCAGTAAACTGAAGATTCACTGTGTCAGCAGCCGTCACATAAGCATCAAAGATACACTGATCAGTGCCGTCAGAAAGGTCATTAGTAATACTTCTGCCAATAACCATGTCACCAAGAGCGACGCCAGGAACAGTGAGAGCAATTCTCATAGTGTCTGTGGCTGTAATGGCGTCACTATCTGTGATAGTAGCCTTAACAGTCCACATGTTATCAAATGCACCCTGGAACTGGGTATGGGCCTGAACAATGGTAGGTGTACC